GTAGTCAGCCGCCCGCGTGTAGCCGCCGAAGAGGGGCCGCGTCCAGTCTTCGGCGGCCAGCGCGCGCCAGGTGGCCGACGCTGCCGGCGGCGTTGCGGCCGCGGAAGCCGCAGCCGATGCAGGCGCCTGCACGGCTTGCGGCGGCGACTGCAGCGCCAGCAACAGCGGCGCCGACGCACCGCCACACGCGGCCAGCACGATCAACAGCAGGGCGATCAGGCGCTGCACCGGTGCCTCACCAGGTTTCGTCGATCTCGATGCGCACCTGGATGGCCGACTGACCCAGCGTCGACACGCCGAAGTCGACGCTCAGGGTGGTGGGCGCGGTGATCGACAAGGTGGCGGGGCCGAACCACGCATTGGCGCCTTGCGTGCCCCAGGAGATGACCAGGCGGCACTTCGACGCCACGACCGCCGACGGGATGGTGGCGGTGGCGGTGGTGAACCCCACGTTCGCCGCCAAGGTGACGGACACGTACTGCAGCTGCTTGCGGCGTGTCGGGCCCACCAGGCTGTAGTTCGTCGTGTCCGCGCTCGGGTCAGTGGTCCCGGAGCCGGCCGCCGTGGTGCGCTCGTACAGCAGGCCGCTGGCCGGGCTGCGCACCACCTCGTACTGGGCCACGGTCATGCCGCTGGCCCAGCGGCGCAGTGTGGCGTAGCTGTCGAAATCGGTGTCGTAGCTCATTTTGCGAAGAACCCCCAGTCGGTGCTGCCGCCCACCCAGCGCAGGCGGATCAGCCGGTACGGCGTGCGCACGGTCAGGTCACCAGCCACGCCATTGACCTTCTTGCTGCCGGTGTAGATGACGTTGTCGCTGCGCCCGTTGGTGAAGAAGACTTCGATTGCGGCCATGCCCTGCAGGCCGGTGGTCGGCAGGTACAGGCCCTGCGCCCCGGCCGCGTAGGTGCAGTTGAAGAAGCCGCCCTCGTAGGCGTTGCCGGTGGACGTGGCCACCGTCACCATGGGCAGCGACGGCAGCGCTTCCAGCCGCCACTTGGTGCTGTCGCTGGCCGGGTCGATGCTGGTGGTGCCGCTGGCGCCAATGAAGCGGTACATGCGCCCGTCCACCGTGCTGTAGGCGCGCGACACGTTCTGCGTGTAGCTGGTGCTGCTGTTCCACAGCGCCGCGCCCAGGCCGGCCGACACGGCGGCCACGCTGTCGGCCACGGTGGCCATGCCGTTATTGAAGTCAACGCTCAGCGCGGCCAGCTGGGCGCAGAAGGCATCGCCCTTGTCCGGGAAGGTGGCCGGGTCGTTTCGGTCCGGCACGTCGGTGATGATGGTGGTCACGTCAACCCCTTGATCTGCAGGCTGCAGTAGCTGTGCGACTTGGCGCGCACGTCGATGGAAAAGTCGCCCATCCAGCCGTAGATGGCCGGCAGGCCGTCAGCCAGCCACACGCAGGGCGTGGACCGCAGCTCGCTCAGCGCGGCGTACACGCGGTCGAGCTGCACGCCGTCGAGCTTGAAACCCAGGTCCAGCGTGCGCGCGAACGAGCGCTGCACCAGCGTGGTGTTGCCCCAGGCGTCGGTGTCCTTCTTGCTGTAGTCGGTGATGCCCAGCTTGGCGCCGTAGGTCGGCACGCCCAGCTCGATGGAGGTGCCCAGCACCATCTCGGCACACACCACGTCCTGCTGGCCGTTGCCGTACAGCGTGACCTCGATCTCGCCCTGGCTGTACAGCGGCAGGTTGGTGTTGGCGTACTCGGTGCGGTAGTTGAACGGGGCGGTGAAGTACTCAAGCCAGTTGCCGATGGTCAGCGCCGACAGGCTGAACAGCTCGTCATAGACCACCGTGCCACCCGGCGTGCTGCGGATGACGATGCGCACCTTGCGCGCCTGCACGTTCATCAACGCCAGGCCCGACACGGCCCCGGGCTGCAGCCGCACGGTGATGTCGGTGGCCGACGTGGTGGCGCGGCCCAGCGCGCCGTCGAACATCGCCCACTTGTTGGTGGCACCGGCGTCGACCCACCAGGTGGGCGACGTGGCCGGGTCGTGGCCCGTGTTGCCGGCCGCGGCCGACGCGTACACCCGGTGGGTGCTGGCCAGATGGCGCAGCACGTCGGCGGCGCAGGTCTCGCCAGCGCTCCAGGCGGGGTTGGTGTCTTCGGCCACCGTGCTGTAGGTCAGCATGGCCTCGGTCACGGAGGTGGGGCGGATCACGCGCAGGGTCATGCGGGCCTCGTGGGTGGCAGGCCGTCGGCGTCGAACTGCGTCCACAGGCGCGACATCTGGCCGAAGGTGGTGGCCAGCGCCACAACGCCGGTCATCAGCTCGGCCAGGCCGCCCTGCACGTCGGCGCGCAGGCCCTGCAGCAGTTCAGACGGCGAGCCGGTGGTCTCCATGGTCGTCTGCAGCGAGTTCGCCAGCTGCATCTGCAGCAGGTCGTTCTGCTGCTTGCTGGTGCTGGTGGCTTCGTACAGGGCAGACAGCTGATCAGCCTGCGTCGACAGGCGCTGCGCCGCGGCCAGGCTGCCGCTGCGGGCGGCGGCGGTGTCGATGGCGAAGCTCGACTCCAGCAGCGCTTGCGCCGCCGGCGTGGCCGGCAGCTTGCGGATGCGGCTGATGACGCCGGCCATGTCCTGCCAGGCGCCCATCCACGCGTCGCGCGTGGCCTGCGCGGCTTGCGCGGCGGCCTGTGCCATGGCCGATGCCGCGGCCGCGGCAGACTGTTGCGCCGCGGCGGCCGCCTTGGCCTGGTCTTGCTGATCCTTCAGCGCCTGGATCTGGTCGTACAGCGACTGGTTGCTGGCGTCGAGCTGCGCGCGCTCACGGGCGCGGATGGCGACCGTGTCGCCCTGCAGATTCAGCAGCTCGTCTTCCAGCCGCGTGCGCTCGGCCAGGATGTCCGCCGCGCTGCGGGCCGCTGGCACCAGGTCGGCAAACGCCGACTCCACCGACATCAGCACCTCGAACGCCTTCTGGCCCGAATCGGTGGTGAGGTCTTGCGCTTCCACCAGCGCGCGGAACGCGTCCCGCGTGGCCGGCATCGACAGGCCCACGCCGGCCAGCGCCTTGGTGATCTCGCCGGTGGCCAGGTTGGCGCGCTCGGCCTGCGTGAAGTAGTCCTGCAGGTATTGCGATGCCGTCTGGCGCAGCGTGTCGATGCCGCCGAACACCGCTTCCAGCGCCGTGGCAGCCTTGCCTCCGTCAATGCTGGCGGCCAGCGCCTGCATGCCCAGCGCGCCCAGCACGTCGTTGACGTCGGTGATGGCGCCCGCCACCCGCTGGATGGTGGTGGCCGTGGTCTCGCCGTACAGGGCCAGTGGCTTGACCGCATCGGCCCAGCCCGCCACCAGCGCCTCGCCGTAGCCGGACAGCGCGTCCTTCAGGGCTTCCTGGTTCTTCGCGGCGTCATCGGTCAGCGTGACCTTGATGTCGCTGGTGACCTTGGCAATGGCGTCCACCGGCAGGCCAAGCGCCTTGCCGAAGTCAGCCGCCTTCTCCATCACCGTCTTGGCGGCGGTGTCGAGGAAGTTGCTCAGCTCCGTGGGGAGCGCCGAAGTCTCGGTCCAGTTCTTGTCGCTGCGGAACCAGCCGCCCTTCTGCTTGATGTCGGCGAACGCCTGTCCGCTGAAGCCGCCATTCCCGAACGCGCCCATCACGCCCTGCGCCTCGACCTTTGGCGCGCTGCGGCCCCACGTCAAGGCCATGAGGCTTGACCCGCTCAGGATGTTGGCCCACTTGTCATTGACGCCCAACATTGAGAGCACGTCATAGCCGTGATACTGGGGCGAAACCGTGCGCAGGAACTTGCTGTCGGCGGTGTTTTGGGTGTAGCCCTTTGCATAGGCATCCATGGATGCCGCAAGCGCGGCGATGGCCCAGCCGACGATTGGAACCCATGACGCACCCGCAGCCGTGCCACCTGCCGTCGTTACGGCAACCTGTCCTGCATTTTGTTGCGCCAAGACGGCAGCAATCTCCGTATCCGTCATGCCGTTGGCGGCCATGATGGCCGCCTGGTTTGACGCATAGGTAGTCGATACGGCAACCTGTCCTGCATTTTGTTGCGCCAAGACGGCAGCAATCTCCGTATCCGTCATGCCGTTGGCGGCCATGATGGCCGCCTGGTTTGACGCATAGGTAGTCGAAACCGTTGAAGCCCCAGCCGCCGCGCCGCCGCCCCCACCGAACAATCCTGCGGCCCAGTTGTAGGCCTTCGAGCCTGCGCCGTACAGGAAGGACAGCGTGCTGGCAAGCTGCACGTAGTTCTGCCCGGCGGCGCCAGCTCCCTGGCCCTGCGTCAGCAGCATGGAGATGGCGCCCGAAACCTGGTCGATCACGGGCTTGAACACCACCTTGATGGCTTCGCGCTTGGCCAGGTCCTTCAGGTACTTCCAGCCGCTGTCGGCGCCGTTCATGAACGCCTGCAGCATCGAGTCGCTGATCTGCTTCGCGCCGTTGGCTTCGAAGCTGGCGGTGACCTGCGTTACGGCCTGGTCGGCTGCCTTCTGCGCCAGCGCGGTGATGTTCGAAATGGCCTCGTCCTGCTGGTCAGCCGTCAGCGTCTTGTCGGCCTTGATGGCCCGGATGCGGCGACGCAGGTCAAGCTCGATCTGCAGCTTCTTCAGCGTGATCTCGCGCTGCAGGTCGGTCTGCTGCAGGGCCTGCAATTCGATGCCGGACGCATAGGCGCCGTCGAGCATGGCGTCGGCGTATTCCTGCGCGGCCAGGGCTAGCGCCGCGACATGCTGGTCCCGTTCCACTTCGAACAGCGCCATCTCGGCCCGTTGCTGTTCGCGCTCGGACATGATGAGTTGGTCGGCGGCCAGCTTGCGCTTGTAGATGGCCGCGGTGACGTCGTTGTGCCCCTTGGCTTCGAGGTTGGCCAGCTCGATGTTCTTGGCGGCCAGCTGGCCTTCGAGCTGGCGCACCTGGGCGGTGTTCTCGGGAATGCGCCGCGCCAGTTCGATCGACTGCTGGATGCGTTGCACCTCTGCCTGGCCAGCCTTCAACTGGGCGGCGTTGACCTGTTCGAGGTACGCGATTTCGCTGATGGCACCTTGCTCGCGCCGGGCCTGCAGCGCCTGCAGGGTGCCGTCGAGCTGGGCGGCGTCCTTGGCCGCTGCTGCGCCGATGCCTGCCTGTGCCGTGGCAATGGCCTGTTGCGATGCCGACGACATCGCCACCACGCGCGCGATGACGCCATCGGCTTCCTGCTGCGTGATCTTCCCCGTCTTGATGGCTTCGCTGGCCAGTTCCTTGAGCTGCGCCACCTGCTTGTCGAGCGCCGCGGTGGGCGTCAGGTACTGGTTCTGCGCGTCGCCGAACTTGGCCAGGGCGTCGACCTGGAGATTGCGCGCAGCCTGGTCAGCAGCCAGCGCACGCTGGCTGGCCGATCCACCCTGCAAGCCGGTGCGCAGCCGTTGTAGATCAGCCAGCTCGGCTGCGGCGGCTGAATCGCTGGCGAAGAAGTCGGTGAGGTTGCTGGCCCCGGAACGCCCGCTCGCAATGCGGCCTTTCAGCTGCGCAATGCGGGTCTCAACATCTTTCAGCGCGCTGTCGACACTGCCCTGACGCCCAATGCCGGCAAACTCATCCCATGCGTGCTTGGCTTCGTTCCACACCGAGCGCCACGCCTTCTCCAGCGAGCCCAGACCGGCTTCGACCTGCTTCGCGCGTTCGATGGTGGATTGGGCATAGGCCTCTTGCGCTACCTTGGCCGCATCGACCACGCGCCCCTGCTCCTGCAGCGTGCGGATCTGCTGCAGCGCGCTGGCCGTGAGGAAGTTCGTCCCCTCGTTCAGCGCCCGCGCCGCCTTCAGCGGATCGCGCCCCAGCTCGGCAAAGGCCTGCACGGTCTTCTCGACCGCGGGGCCACCTTCGCGCTCCAGGCGGATGGCGGCTTCGGTCAGCAGGCCCAGGTCGCTGGCGGCCACGCGGCCGGTGCCGGCCAGCTGGGCAATGACCTCGGCGGCCTTGCCTTGCGTGCCCACGCTGCGCGACACCGCTTCGGCCACCTGCTGCAGCTGGCCCACGGTGGCGCCGGCCGCATTGCCGGTGAGGATGAGCTGCTTGCGGTACTCCTGCGCCTCGGCGTAGCCCTGCTGGTACGCCAGGCCCACCGTGCCCACCACCGCCGCCAGGCCGGCAAAGCCCAGCATGGCCGGGCTGATGCTGGCCGCCAGCGCCTTGAAGGTGTTGCCGACGCCGCCGAACGAGTCCTTGATCTGCCCACCCTGCTGGATGAGCACAGTGAGCGGGTTCTGGCCAGCCTGCAGCGACGTGATGACGTCGGTGATCTGCGCCGGCATCTGGCGCAGCGCGGCGGTGGCCTGGCCGGCCGACACGCCCACCAGGTTGAGCTTGGCCGCCGTGGCGTTGGTGGCATTGGCCAGCGCCGCCTGCTTGTCGATGGCCTGCTGCAGCCGCTGGACGTACGGGCCCACCGCTTCGTCGCTGGCGCCTTTCAGGCTGGCCTTGAACGCTTGGAAGGCGGCCGGCTTCAGCTCGGTCTTGGCAATGAGCAGCTGCAGCGCGGCAATGCTCTTGCGCGTGGCGGCGTCGAGCTCGTTGGCGCCGGCTCCCGTGCCCTTGCCCACGCCGGCCAGCGCTTCGCTGGCCTTGCCGGCCGACTTGGTGGCGGCGTTCTCGAAGCGCGCGGCGGCCTGCTCGGCCTTGGCCATCTGCGCCTCGAAGCCCGACATGTCGCCGGCGACTTCGAGTACGGCGCGGCCGATCACTTCGCTCATTCGGCGTCCTCGCGGAAGGTTTCCAAGGCGGTCATTTCCATCAGCTGCAGGTCAGCGAACACGGCGTCACGATCGGCCGGCGGCACGCGCAGGCGCCGCCACAGCTCCGGCAGCGCCGCGTAGTTCAGGCCCACGCGGTGCGCGCCGCCCATGCCGGCCGACGCCCACAGCCACTGCGTGCCCATGGCCATGAACACGGCCACCGACCTGCGGTTGCAGGGCCACACCACCACCGGCGGCCCGGCGGCTTCCTCGCGCGTGATGCATGCGGCGGCCAGCTCCTCGTCGGTGGGTGGCTTGGTGGCCCATCGGCTGGCCGCCTCGGTCAGTTTCCCAAGCGGCCCTGGGTCAGGCTGACGCGGTAGTCCAGCACCACCGCCATGGCCGCGCCGGCGTAGCGCGTGCACAGCTTGGTGAGGTTGGCGTCGTCGAACGGCGCGTCGATGTTCCAGCCGCTGGCCACTTCCTGCAGGGTGCGCACGTCGCTGGCGATGGCGTCACGCGCGGCCTGCACCGGGTCGGTGTTCGATACGTCGGCGCCGGTGCTGCGCGCTTCGACGCGGCGCTGCCAGTCGGCGGCCATTTCGGCCATCTCGATCTGGTCGCGGTACTTGAAGGTGAACTCCACCGCCAGGCCCTTGCCGTCAGGCGTGGGCAGGTTGACGGTGCGGGTGTAGGTGACCGGACCCTTGGGGTCGAGGTCGATCTGGATCTTTGCCATGGTGTTGTGGTGTTTCGCTGAAAAAGGCCCGGTCGGGTGCGACCCGGCGGGCATGAAAAACCCGCCGCCCCTTGCGGGCACGGCGGGCATGGCAACCGCTGCGGCGGTTCAGGGCATCAGGTGGCGTAGCGCACCGGACGGTTCTGCAAGGCGATCGAGCCCTTGCAGGTCATCAGCTGGCCCTTGTTCATCGACGGCGTTTCGTCGAAGGCGAAGATGCCGTTGTAGAGGATGAAGCCACCCCCCGGCATGGTGGCGCGCAGGCCGGTGGTGGCGCGGGTCTGCGCGGCGTTGCGCACGGCCGTGTAACCAGGCAGCGTGGGGTCGTCGGCCACTTCGAACGCGATGGTCTGCGCGCTGGTGGTGGTGGGGATCTGCGTGTCGAAGTCCTGCTCCAGGAAGGAGTAGATCTGGTACTGCGGCTCGCCGCCCGAGCTGGTGAGGTTCATCACCTGCTGCAGCTGCTGCCAGGTGTTGATCTTGCGCACCGTGCCCGTGCCGCTGCCGGCGGGGAACAGCGTCGTGTCGCTGGTGTCGAAGCCTTCCAGCGTGAGGTTGGTGCCGCTGGGCGACTTGACGCGGAAGATGCGGCCGTTGGCCTTCGCCCAGCCGCTGGTGAACTCGATGTAGTCGCCGGCGGACAGCGTGTTGGTGACGGTGAGCACCGATTCGCTGGCGTTGCTGGCAGCGGTGACGGTGAGGGCGGCGGCGTACGCGGTAGCGATCGCCAGGGTGATGCCGTTCGGCAGTCGGACAGACATGGGAGACCCTTTCGGAGGTTGGTGGTGCCCTGGCGGGCAGAAAAAAGCCCCCGCCCGGTTACCCGGGAGGGGGCTGTTCGTTGAGCCTGGTGGTTAGGTCGTCAGGCGGTCAGTACCACAGGCTGAAGTCCTGCTGTGCGCCGTAGAGCGACAGCGTCGAGTCGTAGCGGGCGATGAAGGCGCCCAGGGGCGACGCCAGCAGCGCGGTGCGCAAGGTGTCGTCGGCCTGGCGGATGAGGTCGTTGGCGGCCTGGCGCGTGGTGGCCCATGCGTTGACCTGCACGCGGGCGTTGCGGCCGGGCGCGGCGCCACCTTCCAGGAATTCGGCCGTGTCGCCTCCCACCATCTGCCAGGTGATGTACGGCAGCGGCTGGCCCAGCGGCGCGACGTCGGGGAACACCGCATCGGCCACCAGGGCGCCCAGCGTGCTGCGCAGGGTGGCTTCGATGGTCATGCCTCACCCCGGGCCAGTTCGGCCACGCGTTCGCCCAGGCGCTTGCGCATGGCCTGCAGGGCGTCGGCCGAGCGGGTGTCCCACGCGGGGCGCAGGTACGGGTGCGCGGCCACCCATACAGGCGCCTGCAGGCGTTCGCGCGTGGCCATGAACTGGCCACCCGGGCCGCGCACCACCACGTTGACGCGCCAGTGCCCGTATTCCACGTTGAACCAATGCGGCGCCTTGCGCTTGTTCACACCCACGGCGTACACCTGCCGGGTGTCGGTGGACTGCTTGATGTCGCGCCACTCGTAGATGGCGCCGTAGAGCGTGCCCTGGTCAACGGGAACCCGCACGCGCAGTTCGTCGAACAGCAGCTTGGCGCCGGCGTGCACGGCCGAGCGCAAGGCCTTGTCGCGCAGGTCTTCGCGCAGCTGGGCCAGCGACTCGGACAGGCTGCCCACCATCTGCGCGCCGGCCTTGCTGTCGGGCGCGAAGTAGCGCTGCGGCTTGCGGGCGGAACGTCGAGCCATCAGGCCACCCCCAGCGCGCACACCAGGTCGGTGTACTCGCCGCCGGCGAAGTCCGGCAGGACGTGGCGCACCATGAGCGTGGTGGTGCCCACCACCACCCGCATGCCGGCGGCAATGCCATCGAGCGCGCGGATGCGCACGCTGTAGTTCACGGCGTCGACGGCGCGGTTGGCGGCCAGCGTCATGGCGGCCGAGATGCCAGACTGGGCGCGGATGTCGGCCCACACGGCAGCCACTTCCGTCCAGCTCGTGCTGGGCTGCCCGGCGGCATCGCGCGCCGTGTCCAGGCGCTGGATGCTGACGAACTGGTTCAGGCGGCCGGCGTCGATCATGCCGAGGGCACCCGGTAGCGGTCGAGCAGGCGGTCGACGTAGGCGTTGGGCAGGTCGCTGATCTGGCCTGCCACCAGGCCCTGGCGCACGGCGTACAGCGTGCCGATGCGCACCAGCATCCACTGGCGCACCGGCGCTGGCACCGTGGCCAGGCCGGTGGTGAACGTGACCTTCACGGCGTTGGCTGTGTCCAGCGTGGCGGGCCAGGTGTAGCCCTCGGCCGGCAGCAGCCAGGCCTCGAGGTCGGACTCGGCGTCAAGCGTGTAGGCCTCGGCTGCCAATGTCTGCTGAACGCCGGCGCTGTCGACGTACAGCACCGCGTTGATGGATGACACCGGCGGCATGACCAGGTCGATCGCGGCAGTCGGGAACGCGTCGAGCGCCAGCTGCCAGGTCTGCGCGCCCAGGCCGCGGCCCAGCTCGTGCTCTGCCTGTTCGCGTGCGGCGGTGATCAGGTCCGCCACCAGCGCGTCGTCCGCGGACGTGGTGATGCGGCAGTGCAGCTTGGCGTCGGCCAGCGTGATGGACTCGGCCGGCGGGGTGATGAGCTTCAGGGTCATCGGGTTCTCGTGCTGAGCCGGGCCCGGCGGG